CAATAATAATAAATTTATAAATTTCTTTCTAATATTATTTTTCATAACTATCTAGATTATTAAATTATTATAAAATAAAACCCAAAAAAATACAAATAAACACACAATTCTTTTTGAACATGCCTTACGAATATTCGATAATATTAAATGATACCGATAAAAATAAAGTAAGTTTATTTTCTTTTATGTGTCCATCAAATCAAATTAGTAATGCACGTAAAATACATACAAAAATACAAGGTGCATTAGCACTAATGGGGAATATTATAAAAAATATAATAATTACTCCAATTACTAAACCATCTATAGATTATTTAATTCATAAATTGTATTTATTAAGGCTAACTGATAATGAAATATTAGATATTAGTGACATATTAGCAAATTTTGGATTCAATCAACTTATTAAACCAGATAGTAATGGATATACTATAATAAATTTTGATAACACAATTCATAAAGGAATTGTTATTTCAATATTATTTTTTATCAAGACAGAAATATTTAAAACACTATTACAAATTAATAAAACAGATAAAAAACTAATTGAAGAAAAGATTAATTTATGGGAAACTCTTATTATTGAATCAATTATTGAATCCGAGAAGCCAAGTGCAAAGCCAAGTGCACAGAAAACACATACTAATAAAAAAACACATAAAGCATCTAAATCATCTAGAACATCTACCCAAAAACGCTAGATTAGAAACGGGAATGTTAATGTTTCCAACTGCGGAAAACATTCTTGTGTTTTATGACCTGTATGCGTACAATTTGTTTCTAGAATATGTAGCCGATTACTTTTATATAATGTTCTCAAACCTATTAAATCCTTAGTATATTGTTCGCTTTCAAATAAATCTATAATTGGTAATAATTCATTAGGCTGTACAGATTGGCTAGATTGCCTAGATTGAATAGATTGCTTAGATACAATATCATAAAAACCAAATTTACCACTTTCTGGTGGATTCAATACATCATCATTAGCCGACCATATCATTACAAAATTTTTTAACGATAACATATTGTTTTTACTCTTTTCCGGATCCCATTCTATTGACTGATAAAAATTATCTAATAAGTAATATGAATTTTGCATTTCTTGTGGGTTATTGTCATTGGGTTCATTATTTAGATATGGTAAATATGATGCACTAGATAAATACTGTTCATAACGAAATGGATCTTTCCAATATCCAGAAAATGAATAAATATTTTGATAAATTGATGTATAAATATGTTTTAAATTTATATCCAACCCACTAATATTTCCAATACCATATACTCCGGCGTGAGGAGATACCCAAGTAATAAGATTTTGAACCGGAAATTTATTACATTGTTCTACATACCCCCTCGCCAATAATCCCCCCTGACTCATACCAATAAAATGAAAACCATTTTCTAACTCCGGAATACTATATATTTGATAACATAACTCATTTAATTGCCAATCCATTGTTTTAAAAATACTATCCATTTTTCCATTACCTATTTCAATATTATATACCTTATTTGGCAATTTTTCCAATAACCAGAGTGCAACGTCAGACAATTCACTTTTATCGCTACTTATACCATGTAGTAAAACTATGGGGTATGTATATGCAGTGCCAATATCTATTTTATCATCAGCTAATTTTAATTTCAATTCTAAATGACACACACATCTATCAATATTCGAAATAAATGTTAGTGATAACAAAAGTATTGATATTTTAGATAACATTTTAAATTATTAATCGTATATTGTGTGTTGTATATTGTGTGTTGTATATTGTATATTTGGTAATTATTATTTATTTATTCTTTATTTATTCTTTATTTATTCTTTATTTATTCTTTATATTAAATAAATTATGATAAATGTAGAAAAGCAACAACAAAAATAAAAAACAATAAAAAAAAATAACAAAAAACAATTGAAAAAATATTTTTTTATAAATTACTTCCAACCAATAAATAACATCATAAAATTATATAACCTATTAAATGTATTTTTACAATTAGTAATAATTTTTTTATAATTATCAAACAATATATTTGGTTTTTGATAATTATTTATATCTATAGATTTATCTATAAGTGTATCTATAGATGTATCTATAGGTGTATTTATATTATTCATATAATCTACACATTCATCTCTACATTCATCTATACATTCATCTATACTGTCTTCAATATGTATTTGATGCTTTTCTAGTTGTTTGCCAATATATTCTACCCTGATAACATTACTACCAATCATATTATTATGTAGCAAATCACATATATATTTTGCTATATCATCATCTACGAATTGTATTAGATATGAAGAATTTGATACTTGAACTACATTTGAAACCGCATTATCATCAATATAATATGCCATTGTATCATAAATATGATAACAATCAATTAATTGGAAATTACTATCTTCCCTCGTAATACTATATTCTGGCACATTCGATAATAATACTTGATATTTAGAATATTCAAAAATATTATGCACTATATTACCTAATAATTTATTTACTTCATCACTATAAACTAAAATATTTTTCTTCTTATCTATATTATATAGTTTCTCTAGAATACTTTTACTATGAATGTTATTATAATTCATTATCGGAAAACCATAATATTTCATATTTTTTATAATATCTAACTTTCTTCTTATTTTATCCTTTATTAACAAATTATTAATTTCTATCGTATTATTAAAACTATTTATAATAGGCATTAATTCTAAATTATTATCACCAGAACATAAATACTCCATTGAAAAATTATTTTATGACAAATTATTTTAAAAATATATCAAAATTATTTTTCTTTTTTCTTTTCTTTGGAATATTTATACTGCATTCTATATAATATCTCTTTAAGTTGATAAATATATAAAAGAAGCATTATGTAAGTGAATTATATGTTAAAAACATATTATAACTGATGAAAAAATATTATTAGACACTGCGGAATTGTGCTATTGAAATGATGAAAACGTTCTAAATGTAGATGAAACACTGTGCCAATTGTAGTTAAAAAAACAAAATAACAAAAAACAAAATCCCAATACTCGCGCGTAAGCGTGAGTTAAGCGGTTTGGGCGCAGCCCAATAAGGGGGTATTGGGGGCTTAGAAAAGGGATGCGAATGCATCCCGCCGGAACACCATATGTGTTCCTACGCCCCCAGCTAGATAATCCTGCTAAACCCGTGTTCATCTTTTTTCAATGTTAGTTGAATATCGCAATGTTCCTTAATCTGTATTAAATGACTTATTGTCAGTACAAAATCAAACTTACTAGTCAAATAATCTAATATAATTGACACATTATTAATATTATGTGTATCAAAACTAGACCATCCTTCATCAATCGCCATAAAATTAATTTTCGGTAAATTACTCAATTCTAACAATGCCATACGAATTGCTAATGATGCCATAAAACGTTCAAATCCACTAGCATTATTTATAATTATATTACGTGTTTTATCTTTATATATAGAACGGTCTAAATAAATATCTATTTTACTATCTGACATATCAAATTTAACAGTAAAATCTGTTGTAATCGATAATAAATCATTTACTTTCTTCTCTAGAATAGGTTGTATTTTAGAAAGCAAAATATACGGCATTTGTTTCAATGCTAATCTATAAAAATCACTTATTTTTAGGCGAGATTCTATTTCTCGACCCTCTTGCAAATCACGTTTAATTTGTTCCAATAATGCTGTATATTTAGAAATATTGGATTGTTCGATAGTATACTTTGCCTCTATTAGTTCCAGTACTTCTTCAAATTCCTCTAATTCGGCTTTAAGATTGGATATTGTTTCTAGAATAGGTGTATTTTCTTCTATCTGTTGACGATATATTTCAAACTTATCAATTAGTTCTTGGATGGATTTTAAATCCATTTCTAATTTAAGTTGTATTAGGATTAGATTCTCATAATCATTAATAATTTTATATTTATTCTTTATTTGGAGTTGTAATTTTTCAGTAGCTTCAATCCTTTTTTCATATTTACTACGTTTTTCTTTATTCTGGGAAATTTCTTCATCTATCTTAGAATTAAATTCTAAATTATCAATATCTGCTAGAATAAGATTAATTTGATTCTGGGCAGATAATTTTTTACCATCTAATAATTTTATTTGATTTTCTAAATGCTTTATTTGCTGTTGTAATTGTTTTAACACCTGTTTCAAATTTATATTTTCTTCTTCCATTTTTTCCTGTTCCTCTAGAATACTTTCCACCGGGGTTTGGGTATTAGTCTTGGTATTAGTCGTGGTGTTAGTGTATTTAGTAATTGCCAAAGCAAGAAAATATTGTTTTGCTTTTTCTTCAAATTCTTTATATGAAGGTATACCCTTTGGCAATACTGGATGAAGTTGCTCTAAATCTAAAATAAATTCTTCCAATGCAATATTATAATTTTCTTCTAATTCTTCAAAATTTTCAGTTAGTTTAAGTAATTCTTGGGGTAGTTGAATTTGTTGTTTCTGTATTTCTAAAATCTTTGCTAAATTTAATGTATTTTTACTTTCTATTTCAATTTCTATTTCAATTTCTATTTGTTCTTCCTTTTTATTCAAATTTTCTATATCATTAGTTAATTTTGCAATTTGTTCAGTAAATTCTTCAATTTCATTTATATATTTTGCTTTTTGTTTTTCTAGATATTGTAATGGGGCTGTAGATAGTGGTATTTTTACATTACAAGGTTTTCTTGTTTTATATAATTTTTCATTAGATTGGTCTAATATTTTTATCTTCTTATTTGCATCTTTTATAAGTATAGTATTATTATTTTCTTCCTCACTCAATAATTGTTTAATTTTAGATATATTGATTTCAGATATATTGATTTCAGATTGGCTAGATTGTTTTATTTGGTCTTGTAGAATATCTAATTTTTTTGAATTAGTATTAATTTTTTCCAATATATGTTGCTTTTCTTTTAGAGTTTGTTCCTGGTTATGTTCTTCCATAAATTTATTACATTCTAAATGCAATTTTTTTGTTGTATCTAGAATATCAGTATGCAAATTTTTAATCTTGGATTTTGCATATTCCTTATCCGCAATTATAATTTCTAATAGTTTTACTGATTTATTTTTTGCTTTTTTTATTTCCACAATATCATCATTTTTAATCTTCTTCTTAATATGTTCATAAATCGCTTTGTCCTTATTATGCTTTTGATTTGCCATTTCATACAATTTCTTAACTATTTCAAACCGCATAATACGTTCTAACTCATCTTTTCTCTTAATATTACTAGAATCAATAAAACAACTATTATCATGCTGAATACTAAAACTAGTATTAATAATATCCTCATAACATCCAAAATATTCCGCTATACGCTCTTTAGTCTTAGTCGTATTATCTTCCTCTAAACGTTCCATAGTCTTACTAACCTCGTGCACACGATAAAATTCCACCTTAACACTTGCCCCAATTTTAGTCCTTGAACCTGTTTTGATAATTGTATACATCCACTGTCCAATATTTATATCCAGCTTAACATTAAAATCTTCCCTATTAATATTTATTATATCCTTAGTAGAACCTTTTCGAGTAAATTCATCAAATAAAGTATAAATTATAATATCCAATATTGAAGACTTACCTAAATGATTCGCAGCAATTATACCCACAATTCCCTTAAATTCCGAGAACTCTATAATATTACCTTCACCAAAAGAAAATAAATTTGAAAACTCTAAACGTTTTATCTTATAATGCCCATTAAAAAAGTGGTTATTATAATTTTTATTCGATTCTTTTAAAATAGTATTCTGGGATATATTCATTTTTTTAATCTCTTCAAGTTCTTCCACTGTAATATTAGATTCATTTTGCTTTAAATATTCTACTATATATTTATTTTGAACTTCTGGTGATGTTATATCTATTAGGGAATTGGATTTAGTTTTGATGCTAAGATTGGTAGGATTGCTAGATTGATTGCTGGATTCATTGCTAGATTGATTGCTGGATTCATTGCCTGATTGATTATCAACTAAAGCAATACCTGCATCATCATTTTGCCAAGCATATTCCAAAACATTATGATTCATCTTTAAAAGAGTTATATAATCTGACATATAACTTTCTGGTGTATTCTTATATAAGATTCGGACACGCAGATTCTTGCTCAAAGTACATTCCGGATTATGCTTTCCATCTGGTAATGTGCATAAATAATTTGCACGCTTATTTTCTATAAACATTGTTACATACGACCATTCATTAGGTATTTGAACCAGTTGCCCACGACGTGTTTCTATATCCCATTTAATTAATCCGTGATTTGCAATATCTTCCCCAATATTTTGCTGAATAAGTGAACCCGCATAGGCAATATTTGGCGCTAAAAATTGATGCTTATGAATATCACCCAATAATGTCATATCATATGGTTCAAAGGTAGATGGGGTAATCGTCTTATTATTCATTTGCGAATGTGATTGGCTATTTGTTTGATTATGTATTATATCTGTCATTTCCATACCATTAAATAATACAGCACCATTCACCCGCCCGTGATATAACATAATACTAGTTATTGGTCTAGTTATTGGTCTAGGTATTGGTATCGGGTTTCCTGATGTAAGTGCAATTTCAACTTGATTTGGATGAATTATTTTATAATCAAAAATACTAGCATGATAAAATAAAATATTATTCATTTGATATACACCAGTTTCAATTAAATAATAAATTGGATATGAGTTAGGCAA